GTAAGGATGAGGAAAACGAAAGAATGGATGAATATTATATCCCGGCGAATCTTTTGCCACTTGGCGATTCAGATATGCCCGATATGACACCCCAACAAATAGATATTGAACCGGCAGAGAAAAGACAAGTGCCGGGAATGAATGACATATTTACAACAATTAGTGAGGCACAACAACGAGCAAACGAAATGGGTGGTGAAGGTTACCACGAACACACTTATGATGGCTACACGGTATATATGCCATTTGAAACTCACGAGGAATATGAGGCGGCAAAAGACAATCGCCTTGATGAATTTTACGGCGAAATGGATGCCGATTCTTTTGACTACAATTTCGAACTTGATAGTCGATATGATGATGATGAAAATACCGATTCAGATGGGGGAGAAATCATCCAAAAAGCACCACAAATTCGTGGAGCGATGGAAACGGCGTTGCGTAACAAGGTAAAAGACCACAATGAAGAATATGGTGACAACCCAGCTAAAAGGGCAACATATTCAATGTTGGCGAGGTCGTTTGTAAGGGGGATAGGTGCATATCGCACAAACCCATCATCAGTCAGACCAAATGTTCAGAGCGAAGATCAATGGGCATTGGGTAGGGTCAACGGATTACTCTATGCGCTTAGAACTGGCAAATTCAAAAGAAGGGCGTATGATACGGATTTACTACCGGAGGAACACCCATTGTCATCAGACAAAAAAAGCCAAAAGGCGGAAACTTATTCCGATTACCCACAAGGTGCAACCAATAACGCCAAGCGAATGTTGGAGTGGCGTGAGAAGTATGGTCGTGATGTTGTCAAAGGCGGAACAAGGGTCGGTTGGGAAAGAGCCAATCAACTTGCAAGTCGTGAGGCATTATCATTGGACACCGTAAGGCGTGTCAACTCCTTTTTAGCAAGGCACAAAGACAACGCAAAGATTGACCCACAATATAAAGATGAGCCGTGGAAAGACCGTGGATATGTAGCATACAACCTTTGGGGTGGTGCGGCGATGGTATCTTGGGCAAAGCGTATTTCTGAAAACGACTAAATATGTTCGATAGGGAAACTTGGAGAAAAGAATTTTCCCAACAACTCGATATTGGAGAAAAAGCCGAGGTTGCGAAATTCAAACGATATTACAATGAGCAGTACAAAAAAGCCATTGATGGTTTTCTATTGGACAACAATCCAAGAGGTGGCGATAATTTATTCAAGTCAAGAGAACTTGAAAACCTTTACGTTGGACTTTATTCAAATATCGGGTTACGATTTGCTAAGTGGTACGCCAAAACTTATGACCGCCTAATTTCAAAACGACAAGATGTTTCCGGGTTCGATGATGTGTGGAGTGAGGGATTTGCCGAAGCCGGGCGAAAGGTTGCCGGTCAACGTATCGTTTTACTTCAGGGAACGGCGAAGGCGGAGGTGATAAAAAATTTACAACGATTTATGCAAGACCCGGAATTTATGGCATTAGGTGCCGCAGAGCGTGGTCGCATTTTACGTTCAAGATTTAACAAACTATCTGCATACCAAGCGGAAAGGATTGTGCGAACTGAGTCGACTTATGCGGCGAATCTTGGTGCCGAAAGGTCTGCTCTTGATATGTTTGGTGCAAGTGGTTTACAAAAAGAATGGTTGACTTCCGTTGATGGTCGTGAACGGGCATCACATAGGTCAACCAACGGTCAAGTCGTAGATATGGACAAGCCGTTTAATGTTGGCGGTGAACTGTTAATGATGCCGGGTGACCCAAGAGGAAGGGCGGCAAATGTTGTCAACTGCCGGTGTGCGGTTGCCCATATACCAAAACCGGATGCACAACCCACAACGCAACTTGAAGGGTTGGCGTTTGGATTAGCCGGTGAAATGGTTGCTCAAAATGTTATTGATGAAATTTAATATCTTTGCAATATGAATAATATTATATTTAAGCAGTCCCCAATGGGGGAACTAATTGATGCCGATGAAAAAGCGGGAATCGTAAAAGGTTACGCATCGGTGTTTAACAACGTTGATTCTGATAATGATATAATCAAATCCGGGGCATACAAAAAGACCATTGCCGAAAACGGTAGGAGGGTCAAATACCTTTACCAACACGATATGGACAAACCCATCGGGAAAATGGTTCATTTGGAGGAAGATGAAAAAGGTCTTGTCTTTGAGGCTCAGATTGCCAAAACGCAATTGGGTATGGATGTCATTGAACTAATCAAAGCCGGGGTAATTACCGAAAACTCTGTTGGGATTCTACCCATCCAAAAAGAAATGGTAAATGGTAGGCGTGAGATTAACGAGGTGAAACTGTATGAGGTTTCTGCCGTTACACTTGCCGCCAACGACCAAGCAATGATTTTGGATGTCAAGGGCAACGTTGACCCAAATAAAGTAATTAAGCGATATGATAATATTGCAAAATTAGTCCGCAAAGGGAATATATCTGACGAACTTGGATACACTCTTGAGGCGGAAATATTAAAACTGAAATCTATTTTTATGAATATGACCACTTCGCCAACTGACATTGAGGTTACGAAGCCGGAAGTCGTGAAAGGGGATTCAACCGAGATTTTAAACTATTTGTCTAACGTTCTAAAAAAATAAGATATGAACGAGGAAATTAAAAATCAATTAGACCAAATCGGTGACATCGTAGATTCTAAGATTGAAAAGGCTTTCAACCAAGCGCAAGATAATGCCAAAGGTGAAGTCGAGTCAAGTCTTAAAAGCGAGATCACAAATTTGACTAATGATTACAATGAAAAGATGGAAGCCGCTACAAAGCGAATGGATGCCATCGAAATGGAAAGCAAAAAAACGCTTTCAGGTGTAAATTCAAAAACTTTTAAAGGTCAAATCGAATCTGCCATCAAAGATGGTGCAATCGATGCCCTTATAAAAGGTAACACCAACGCCGCAAGATTTGAAATCAAAGCCGGTGATATGACAATGGCGAATGCCTATACTGGTGTTGTTGCTGGAGAAACTGTAATTTCAGACTTCAAATTCGACCCTTCAAGAAGTGTACACATCAGAACTTTGTTGCCTATCGGAAACACCGATGCTCAAACAATTAGATTCCCTAAAGAATCTGCTTATGATGATGGTGCCGCCGCAACTGCTCAAGGTTCAACTCTTGGTGCATCTGATTTTGACATTACTGCTACGAGCGTAAATGTTGAGAAAATCGGGACATTTATGAGAATAACTGAAGAGATGTTGAACGATACTCCCGGATTATCTTCTTACCTATCGGCAAGAGTACCCGGAAAAGTATTGTCTGTTGAAGATACTGAAATCCTTAATGGTGATGGTTCTTCTCCAAACCTTGATGGTCTATTCACCGATGGTGCCGCTTTTATCACTTCAGGTGGTGCGTTTGATGATGCGGTCGAGTCTGCAAATGAATTTGATGTGCTTATTGCATCATTGAACCAATTGGCACTTGCTAACTATCAAGCCGACACGATTCTTTTGAATCCAACCGATTTCCATAAAATCGTATTGCTTAAATCAACTGCCAACGAATATTTGAAAAATCAAATCATTCAAGGTATTCAACCAGCAATCAATGGTGTGCCAATTACATTGAACACCGCCGTTACTGCCGGGAAATTCCTTGTTGGTAACTTGGCTCAAGCATCTCAACTTTGGGTGCGTGATGGACTTGGAATCGAATTTTCAAGGGACGATTCTACAAATTTCCGTGATGGGTTTGTGACCGTCAGAGCCCAAGAACGGGTGGCACTTACAACCTATTCCCCTAATGCAATCGTACAAGGTACGTTCTCAACTGCTAAAGCGGCACTTGAAACTCCTTAATCTAACGATTAGTTTTGAACTTGAAAGGGTGGTCATATCGACTGCCCTTTTTGGGTTTAAGAAAAAAAACATATAATATTTTTTATATTATAAAATAAATTATATATTTGAACCATAATTAAAACAATAAAAAACAAGATTATGGAAAATTTACTACAAAAGAAAAATAGGTTCTTTAGGGGAGAGATAATAGGAACAGATTATTTATATGATTGCGATATTGAAATATTTGTGGATGAAAAAAATGAAATCGCGGATTATAGTGGTTGTAGCTACAAAACCGCTAAAAAACTATTAAATAAAATCTAAAAAAACCGGGGGCGTTGCCGCCCCCTTTGTTTAACCAAAAATTAAATTATGAGAAATCAAAATGAATACAGAATACAAGATACACCGGAATATATAATGGTGAAAAGAATTACCGATGAGGAAAATCGCAAAAACATCATTGAGGCATTAAAATCGTTTGCAATATTATTGACCGCATTTTTCATTTCAATATGGTTGTTCACAAATTTTCTTTTAAATATTGAAACCATCATCGATTGGTGGAATAACTTTCAAATTGAAATATTTTTAATCGACATAATAATATGGCTGAAAAAGATAATTTCCTAAGTAAGAAAAAGGATATGCATATCCATCGGCATATCAACATAAATCAAAATATTGTTAATATTAAAAAATTTAATAAATTAGTAAATAAATTAAATTAGTTTTTTTTTGTTTGATAAACGGAAATGTCCGCCATTAAGTTGGTGGGCATTTTTTTTATACCTTTACATTAAACCAATAAATTGAATAATAATCAGAGAGGGTGTTTTAGTGAATACCTTTTTGCAACTGAATGCATAAAGAGGGGATATAATGTTTCAATGCCTTTGTCGGATGCCTCAATTTATGATTGCGTGGTTGATAATGGCGAAAACTTATTCAAAATCCAAATCAAATCCACGATAAAACTTCCGGTAAAAGATACCATTACAACAATACAAGTGCCGTTGCAAAATTCAAAAAGGGTTTACACAACAGAAAACGTGGATTACTTTGCGGTGTATGTTTATCATCTTGAGGGGTTTTTTATATTTAAAAATGAAGGCAATATGCAGTCAGTAAGATTGTCACTTGTAGGTAAATATTCCAAAAATTTTAATAACTTTGTATTCACAAGGGACACTCAATCCCATCAATGATTCATTTTTAATTGTTTTGTGAATTATTTTATAAGTTTGGTTAGTAAAGGGTAGCATTTAAGTGTTGCCCTTTTTTTTTATCTTTGTGGAAATAACATATTATGAAAATATTAATGAAAAAAAGCGTTTTATCCTCTGAGGGATGGCGTTGGGAGGAAAAGGTTTACGATGTTGACAACAAGGTCGCATCGGATTATATCAAAAAAGGAATCGGCGTTGAATTTGTCGAAGAAGTAAAAGAGGAAAAAAAAGTAAAAGAAACAAAGGAAAACAAAGTGGCAAGAAAAAGAACCACTAAAAAATCCAAATAA